GTAAAAGTATCGCCTTTTTTTATGTCTTTGAAAAAATTGTTATTTGTACAGCTCATCTTATCCTATTCTTGAAATTCTGAAATTCTTATTTTTTACTTCGCTATTGCAATGAATGTACAAAGCAATGTTGTTTCTCATTATATATTTTTCTACGTTTAACCAAAGATTAAAAGCGTAGTTACAATTGTGTTCGTATAACGTTTTTTTCATTGGATAATCCACTTGTTTAGAAACGTCGCTATTTAGCTTTTCTTTTAAACCGAAAGCCGTATCTATAACATCGCCATACAAACTATACCTTGCATAAAAATAATGCACTAAAACCGCTTTTAAACCTACATTCGTATAAGTTATTCCGTTGTATTCGTAAATATTACCATCTAATAACTCGGTATAATTTTCTGTATTGTTTAAAATATCGTAATACAACTGCTCACCAAGCAAAGGTAATAAATCTACCATTTGCGATTGCAATATTAATTCATTCATTTTATTGTTATGAATTGAATTACTTAACTGCTTATACTGTTGTATTTCGCCACGTGTGATTAATGGTGTTGTTATCATACTATTGTGTTGTTAGGTGCTGGCGGAGCGATTAACGGTTGTATAAAAACATATTGTCCGTTCCACGTTGGTAAATTTTGAACAATATCGTTTATAATAGTTTCTAATTTATTACGCTCTTTTGAAGTGTTTTCCCAATACATTTTCTTTGCTTCTAATAAACTTGCACCGCTATTGCCAAACATTGCACTATCAGGTGATTTGACTAAAGCAACGGGCAAGTTATTAAAAGCCATAAGAATATTTTTACTTACTGAATTTTCAGTGTATTCAAACATTTTATCGTTTAAATCCGAGCTAATAGTTTGAACTTTAAATATTGTATCTATTCCGTTTATGAAGTCAGGGCTTTCAATCATTAAAGCGCCACCAGCGTTTTCAGAACCTATAAAACTTTCAATTGTTTTTTTAACCTCATCCGCTTCGGCTTTTCTTTTAGCAAATTCTCTATTACGTACCAAATCCCCAGCATCATTTAAAAGCATTTCCGGCTCATCATTTGAAACTAACGGAGGTGTCATTATAATTTGCTTACCAAAGAAACCTTTACGCAAAATCATATTTTTGTAAATAGCCGCTTGACTTTCAGAATCGCAATCGTTTAAAACTGCATCTATTCGTGAAAGTGGATAAAAGTATCTAGTATCTAAATTGATATATAAAACCTGTCCTTTGTATTTTTCAATAGATCCAGCCTTTTCAATTTGTGATTGTACTATAGAAACGTTTTTATTGAATACATCAAAAGTTATTTCTTCTTCTTTTGCGTTGCTCCAATCGTTTTTAAATAGTATTTTACCATTATAGAAGTTGCTATCTTTTTTACCTAAACGAATTTTTGTAAAATCAATAACTTTTGGATTAACCGCTTCAATATTTAAGTTATAATCAAAATGAATAGCCACACCTCTTTGACGTGTTAAACTATCTGCTACATCAATAGCAAATTCAATTAATTTTTGATTGTCATTAATTTGAAAATTGTCAGACTCTCCAAAACCTTTTCCAATTAAGTATTGCACCATCATTTCAGATGCCATTTTAGCGGTTACGGAGTTGTTTATAATTCTATCTATACGCTCAGGATATGCATTATCCTCACCATTTTGATAGATTTCTAATTTTTTATCCCACGTAACCAGCCTTTTAACTATGTCTAAGACTGTAACTTTCATTATTTACGTGGTTTTCTTTGTTTTTTTGGCGCTTCTTCTACTACTTCTGTAGTGATATTTGTAGGATATACCTCAAATAAATCCTCCATTTTAAAGTTTGGATTGATTTCTTTGAAGCGTTTGATTAACTTTTCAGCGTATCGGTCTGTAAGATTTTCATTTGTGATAAAAATTGAGCCACCAAATTCTAATTGTAAGCCCTCTCTTTTTTTGTGCAGTTGGTAATTTGAAGTATTTTCCATTGTGCTGTACTTTTTTATAAATTCTCTATGATATGCAACGATACATTTTTGACATCCAGCGTTTACAGTTTCAATAGAAAATTCTGTTTTGTAATCTATTAAGAATAATTTTAAATAAGGAACATTATCGGCAGTTTTCCCACCGATAATTAGTTCCACATTCATTTCATGCCACTTATGATAAGAATTTAGCATCGAATGCTGTCTTAGTAGTAGCGTAATCAGTTTCCAATAATGTCATTGGTACGATTGGCTCTTCATATCCTTCAGTACTTTCCAAAGTAAATGAAATTGTACCGTCGTTTTCTTTTGAGTTGTATGTCAAAGTCATTAACTCTAATCCTGATTTGTATCCGTAAACTTGAAATGCATCAGCGTTAGCCGCACCTTTCCATTTTTGCTCAACTACAACTACATATTTACCACCTTCTGAAAGTAAAGTAGCTTGTAATTTGTTTGCAGCACTTGGATTTAAGATAACACCTGTAAACATATGTTTAAATTTATCTGGTCCAAATTCTTTTTTAACCAATTCGTAACTAGTACCATTGATTTGTTTAACTCCCTGCAATAAAAAGCCAACTTTTGTTGCTTTTAATGCTAGGTTAGTCATTAACGTTTTATTTGTTGCACTAATTGTAGTAGTAGCAATGTTTATATCTTCAGCATTGATTAACAATACATCAGTTTCTAAACCTCCAATACTAGGGTTATCACAATCAAATAAAATATTTGCGGTTATTAATCCTTCACAAGGCATATTTTTATTTTTTAAAAGTTAAAATTAAGTAGTGGCTTAAATTAATAAGCCGCTACTGTCATATATTTCTCTAAGTGTTTAGCATCGATAGTGTAAACAGCATCGATAACATTCACTTTGTGATATTGGTCATAGAAAGCATCTAACGTACCAAAGTCGTCAGTTGATAAAGTACCAATTTTTAAGTTCATTGGAGTTGATAAAACCGCTCTGTGAGGTAAGTTCCATTTAGTTCCATTGTCTTGGTAAGCTGCAATAGTTCTATCCCAAACCTCAACTTTTACAACTGGAATACCTCTGTAAGTTAAAGAAACTTGTCCGTTTTCGTTAATCATTGTATTACCAGCTCCAGAGTTTTGTAATGATTCTAAATCATTTAAGTAACCATCCCATAAAGTTCTAGTTACATAGAATTTAGCAGAACCACTATCTAACAATCTTGAATCAGCTTTTGCGTACATAGCTTTTAAAGTTGCAATTGCATCACCTGAAGCTAAAGCTTGTAAAGCATAAGATGCAGCAGCATTTTTAGTAATTGCTACATATTTAGAATCTGTAGTTGGAATTTCAGTAAAGATTTGTTTAAAGAATCCGTTGTAAGAATTAAAGAAACCTAAATCAGTACCTACTTTGAAAACACCAGCACCAGTTGTTAAAGCAGCCGCTGTATCTGAAAACCAAGTCTCACGGATTAAATTCTCGTTGAATCCTTCAACAACTTTTGCAACTAAGAAGTTACCTACTACGTTGTTAGAACCTTCAATTACATTGTAAAAGTCAGGATTCATTTTCGCCATTTGACGGATCAATTTGTCTTGTGCGTTTACGTCAGCAGAACAATGTTCTAATCTGAAGTCTTTGTCTACTGGTGTCCACGTTTTCTCAGTAAGTGCAACACCTGCTACTGCATTTGGTGTACAACCTGTAACGGTTTTTCCTAATAATCCCATACGCCCAGCAAAAACAATTTGTTGGTTGTATTTAATTCCTTGCTCAATGTCGTGTAATTCATTAAGTGCAGGGTCGCCAAAAGTTAATTCATTAATTACTTTTGACCAGTCTTTAAGTTCCTCTCTGTTAAAAGCAAAACTTGATGTAATTTCTGATGCCATTTTTATTTACGTCTTTTAGTTTTTAAATTTTCTAATGCAGATAAAGCGCTGTTTGTAATAACTTCATCTTTTTTGTTTTCTTTTTTCTCTTCTCCGTTAAAACGTGAAGTAATACCAGCTTTCAATTCTTTAACTTCTTTTACGATGTTAGTAATTTGAGCTTCTTGTTCTGAAATTGTAGTTGCGTTCGCTTGTAATGCAGCTTCTTTTTCCGCAAGTTGTCTTTTCAATTCGTCAATTTCTTTCATTGCTGAATCTTCTTCTACAACTCTAATTTCTTGTAATGCACCTGCTGAAAATACAAATGTACTTCCGTCTGGCATAATGTACTCACCTTCTGCAGGTTGTCCGTCTACTGTAGCCATTGCACCAAGTTCAGGAGTTTCCCCTTCTGCTACTTCTGCAAAGTCTATACTAACTCCGTTCGCATCTTGTAAAATTATATTTACAACCTTCTTTTTGAACGAGTTAAGAATCGAGGTAAATTTTTCCTCAATCCAACTTTTGTCTTCTTTTGTCATTGGTTTATCATTGTTTAAATTAAGATACGCTTTTGCAAGAATAGGCTCGTTTAATAACGTAGCAAATCCTAGTGATGTCGCTTGGTCTTCTGTAAGCCAAGTTTCATTTTTTAATAACGGTTGTAATGCGTCGGCACTTAAACCTGTTTGTTGTGAATAAAATTTAATCAATCTATTTTCACAATCCCTTACGCTTTGTGCATACTCTTCAATTTGGTCTGCTGTTCCATCAATACCACCCATTGGCGAGTGTATCATAAATTCAGTTCCAGTAGTCAATATTCTTTTATCTCCAGCCATAAATACAACGGTAGCAATTGAAGCAACTAAGCCACTCCCTACAGTTGTAATTGGTAAGCGTAAAGATTTAATGTAATTGAAAATATCGAAGCCAGTATCTACAACACCGCCCTCTGAATTAATATGTACTCTAAAAG